AACGTAAACCCGTAATGAAGGCTCACAATGTCAGATATTCAAGTAACGCTTGCCTCTTCCAATGTCACGGTGCAGTTTCCCGTGAGCATCGAAGGCGTAGGCGTACCTGAAGGCGGTACATCCGGGCAAGTTTTGACCAAATCAAGCGGCACGGATTACGCGACATACTGGAGCGACCCGGCAAGTGTAAGCCTTTCTTACTTCATTCCGGCAGGTCAGAATTTAAGCAGCGGCAGAGCCGTAGTAATTGACGGCGGCGCGGCCTATTACTTCCAACCATCAAACACGGCACACGCCGGACGGATGGCCGGGGTAACAAGAACAAGCGCAACGACCGGAAATGATGTTGAAGTCAGGTCTACCGGGGTAATTGAGGACGCTTCACTTTCTTTTGACCCAAACGTGACACTTTGGGTGGACACAGACGGCGAGATAACCGATACCCAGGAAAGCGGTTGGTTGGTACTTCAGAAAGCGGGAATTTCATTTGAAAACGACAAAATGGCGCTGGACTTCAGCGTATCAATTTTAAAATAATATGGCAGAGGTTAAACCACTAAAGGCCGGTGCGACCGGCTTAGAACAGCTTACAAGCTCCGACACAATCCCGGTAGCTAACGTCCCGTCGATTACAGCGGCAAAGGTGTCTGACTTCGATGAAGCGGCACAGGATGCCGTAGGTGGCATTTTTGTCGATTCGGCAACGATTGACTTTACCTATACCGACGGCACGCCGTCGATTACGGCAAGCGTTATTGCTGGAAGTATCGGGCCTACCCAACTTGAGGCAACGTCGGTAACTGCTGGCTCTTACACCACGGCTAATATTACCGTTGATGCCGATGGCCGTATTACGGCGGCTTCAAACGGTGGCACAACCGGCGAAACGTACACAGCTGGAGAAGCCTTGACGGCTGGCAACTTGTGTTACATCACGTCCTCCGGAACCATCATGAAAGCCGACGCAAACGACAGCTCAAAACTCGCTCAAGGGTTTGTTTTGGGCAGCATTTCAAACGGCGCGTCTGGCACTTTCTACCGTGGACATGGAAAGATTACCGGATTGTCAGGACTTACGGCAGGTAGCCGCTATTTCCTTTCAAACACGACCACCGGCGGCATTTCGCTTTATGCAGGCTTGACATACGCCACGAACGACATTCAGCAGTATGTAGGACGTGCGGAAAGCACTACCGTGCTGGCTTTTGAGCCTGGTGATACTATCCTGATTGCATAAACGATGGCAGCGAAGAAGGTACTAACAAACGGTTCAACCGGCATTGAACAAATTGCAGACGCAGACAGCGCCGTGTTTGTTGGCGGGGTTGCTGTTGGGCAATCAGGCGCACCCGATGCGAGTGCGATTTTCGAGGCTGACAGCACGACAAAGGGCGTGCTATTAGTTCCGATGACAACGACGCAGCGAGACGCTATTTCAAGCCCGGCGGCAAATCTGATTATCACAAATAATGAGATTGACGGGATTGAGATGTACAACGGCACGCGCTGGCAAAGACTTACGCAGGCAAGCGGAACGCCAACTTTTACAATCGGTTCAGGTTGGGGGACCGGCGCAACAAGCTCAGTAACAGGAACGGATTTGGCCGGTAAAATTACCGTCACATCCGGAACTGGCACCTTGACTGCAACGAACTTTGGAACAATAACCTTCAATAAGGCATTCCCAACGGGCGCTAAGTATGTGGTTAGCTTTCAGATTTACAGTTCGACGTGTAGGGACGCAAATCTAAATCTTGCGGTTTCTGTCTCTGAAACAACGACCAGTTTTTTGATTGACATAAACAGCCCGTCAATCACATCGCGACTTGCAACGTCCACAACTTATGTGCTTGGTTACACTTTGATGCAGCATGAATAACTACCCAAATCTACACTACACAGGCCATACGTTCACGGCTGAATCAAGCGAGCTTGCTGTTCGCCTTGAAGATGTGCGTATGCACTTGCGCCTGGATGATTTGAGGCAGGAAGATGGCTACATTATAGACTTGATTAAGGCGCAAACGATGCTTGTTGAAAACTGGTTTTCGGTAGCGCTTTTAAACAAGACGGTGGTTGAATATAATTCGAGGTTTCCCAGAAAATGCACTGATGAACTTTGGTTAGGATTTGCTCCGGTTACGTCGGTGACTTCAGTAGCCTATTACGATTGTGATGGCAATAGTCAGACGTGGAGTAGCTCAGAGTACACAACGCGCACGACCAAAAGCGGAACATTCATAATCCCCAAACCGGACTATGAATATCCGACAGACTTAGCAATCAGGCCGGACGCCGTGGTAATCACCTATGAAGCAGGATTTGGAGCGGGCGCAAGCAGCGTGCCGCTAAACGTTCGGCTTGGAATTACGGCGCGGGTTGGCAGGGCGTACACGAACAGGGAAGACAGCAAAGAGCAAGGTATCAGCATGTCGGACGTACTTCTAAACACGCTGAAGCGCTACTGATGGCAAAGAAAACCACAATAGGCGAACGTCGAAGCCGGATTTTGATTGAACAACCGACAACAAGCCGGGGTACGTCCGGGCAGGAGTTGATTGAGTGGAGCCGGGTATGCGATTGCTGGACAAAGGTCACGTATAAGCAAGCCGGAAGCACTGAGGATGTAATGGCGGATCAGATTATAGCGCAAACGATGGTGATTTTTGACATTCAGTACCGCGATGGATTGACTGAGAAAATGAGAATCACCTACAAAGAGCAACTGTTTGACATTCTGTATTTTCAGGAGGTTGGCTACCGTGAAAGCATTTTGATTTTCGCACAGAAACAAATATGAGAATAGGGCAATACATATACAGCAAGTTAAGCGGTACAACTGCGGTGACTGATTTGGTTTCAACTCGGATTTACCCGGTTTTTTTGCCGCAAAGCGCCTCGCTGCCTGCTATTGTCTTTTCCATGGAAAACCGGCCCCTTGATAAGCAAAAAGACAGGGTTGCATACCATGACTTTCAGACGGTGACCTTTACTTATTGGGCAGATGCGGCACAAGGCGCAAACGCATACGCCGCCCTTGATAACATAGATTCAGCAGTGCGCACGGCGCTTGATTTTGTGGCGGCTACGGCAGGCAGCGTGACGGTTGAAACGTGCGAGTATGTCAGTAGCACCGACGGCATGGATGATGATACTACCCGCCTTGCGCGGACAGCGGGTTTCACCTTTGTAACGAAGAATTCTTAATGCAGGATCAGCTTCAAAGAGACGTAGAAGAGGTTATTAGTAAGCTTCGGGAGCTAAAAAGCCAGGCACTAAAAAACTTCATTCGTGACGACCTGCGGGAAGCCGCTCAGTTGAATGTGTCGGCACTGAAAGCCGCAACGCCAGTGGGCAAGAAAAACAGAACGCTAAAGGGTCTTTTGTATAAAAAAGGAACACTAAAAAAATCTATGCGAGTGCTTCCATTGAGAAGGGCTAAAGCAAGTATAAGTGTTGGCCCACAATTAAAGCCAACTGGCAACCTTCCTGTTGTTCCGTTTTATGTTCGATTTCTTGAGTTTGGAACAAAGAAAATGCCTGCACGGCGATTTATTGAAAGAACAAGGGAAAGGGTTGGGCCGGTGTCTCAGGCGGTTGCGCTAAAGCTTCTTTCAAGACGCATTGATCAATTCAATTTAAAGAACTTCAAATGAAAGTAAGATACACACGCGATTACGTTGATGAATTTGGGATGCACTTTCCAAAGGGCTGCGTAGCGCAACATACTGAAAGCGATTGCCTGGCACGTATTGCGCTTGGTGTTGCTGAAGAAACAAATGCAGACGCTTTTTTGCGTCGAACGCCGCCCGAACAGGCGGTATCGTTAGAGTGTGTTCCGGAAGCGGTGAAGGGCGAGGAACAGGCTAAACCGGAAGCGGGTGGCCAAACTATAACGAAAAAAACAAAGTAAAAAATGGCTCAGACAGTCGGAACGGTTTTGGCGAAAAACATGAAAATGTTGTGGGGCGCGTCGGCCCTCACTTGCCAAACAGACGCATCAAGCAGTGGTTCAACCAATATGTTTGAAACCACCTGCAAAGACAGCGGCGCAAACGCCGCATTTCAACCAGGATCAAAAAGCTGGACGGCAAGCGTAACGCTTAATTACGCCGATGACGCAACGCTTGGTTTTAATACCGCCACAAATGGCGTGTTTGACAAATGGGATGACCAAGGCAGCGTTTCCGTGGTCTTCCAAACGGCAGCAACCGGCGATACAAAGTGGTCAGGAACCGCCTACGTTTCTTCCTGGAGCCTGAATAGCTCCGGCAATGACGAAGCGGTAACGGTTGACTGCGAATTGCAAGGCACCGGCGCTTTAGTGATGGCAACAATCAGTTAAAAATATGAATACAACTTGGGTTTCGATTGAAGGAATTGAAAGGCCGTTTATGTTTTCTTCTTTGTGCGCGTATCAGTACGAACGCGCGTTTGGAAGGCCATACGCAGCGGCAATCTATGAAGTTCAAAAGCAATTTTCGGCGGTTTACGACATAACAAAAGGTCGTAAACCGTCCGAAATGCCAGAAGGCGATTTGTTGGAAATGGCGGTAACGTTTCAGATTTCAACACTTGCAGAGCTTGCTTTTTCGGGGTTTGCCTATGCGCATCGAGCGCACAAAATCGACTTTGATTTCACGGTTGATGATGTGGCAAGCTGGCTAATAGAGGTCGAAGGACTTGCCAATCAAGTGGCGGAAAAGATTCTGTTCGATGTGATGAGTGTTTCGCCTTCAAAAAAAAAGGAGGTGACGAAGCAGCCACCGAAACCGATTGGGAAAAAGAAACCGATTGGGCAGGCTTGATATACTCTGCGGCGACTTGCGGCATGTCCGAGGGCGAGTTTTGGAGTAGCACGCTTTCTTTCATCTATGCAAGAATTGAAGCACACACCGAAACTTTTAAAAACGGATGGGAACAAACCCGGTTTATCGCCTATGTGATGGCAAAGACCGTGGACAGTAAAAAGCGGATACGCAAACCAGCCGACCTTTTGCCGTTCCCGTGGGACGCACCTACAAAGAAGTTTAAAAAGATCACCGCTGAAGAGCGGGAAGCGCTTGAAAAGTTCGACAAGGAAGCCGACCTAATCATGCAAAAGTACCACCCTGAACAGTGGGCTAAAATTCTAAAAGCCAGAGAGGAAGCGCAAAATGGCAAATAAAGACCTTAATATACGGCTTGGTTTAATCTTCGATGAACGCAGTTTGTCGAAGGTAGAAAACCAATTGCGCCGCTCCGGCGAAAAGCTTAGCCGATTAGGCGACGCGCTTACTTTGTCTGTGTCGGCCCCGCTTGCGGCGCTTGGTGCTGGCAGCATAAAAGCTGCCGGGGATTTGCAAAGCCTTACCCTTGCGCTGGAATCTCAATTAGGCAGTGCTGAAGCGGCAAAGAAAGAATTTGCCGCGCTCACTGAAGCCGCTAAAAATCCGGGCATTGGTCTTGAGGAAGCCGTGCGGGCTTCCGTTCGATTGCAGGGCGTTAAGTTTTCAGCAGAGGAAGCGCGGGGTACGATCTTAGAGCTTGGTAATGCCCTGGCAAGCACCGGCGGCACCGCTGCCGACCTTGAGCGCGTTACACGGCAATTTGCCCAAATGACAAGCAAAGGGCGGGTACTTCAGGAAGACGTTTCAATTATTTCGGAATCCATGCCCGCCATTTCCAGCCTGATGCAAAAAGCGTTTGGCACTGCCAACGTGGAGGCGATCCGGGAAATGGGTGTAGGCGGCAAGGAATTTGTGCTTGCGATCACAGAAGCTGCAAAGGAGCTACCAAGGGTACAAGGCGGGATTAAAAACAGCATTGGCAACGCACTGGACGCGATAAAACAGAGCGCGGCAAAGGTCGGCGAAGCGATTAACAGCGCGTTCGACATTGCCGGAACGGCCGAAAGCTTTGGCAACTTCCTGGTAGGGCTTGCTGAAGGGTTTTCAAGCCTTAACCCGGCTGTGCAGTCGTTTGTAGTTTATTTAGGCGCTGCGTTGGTTGCTGCCGGGCCGCTTGCAAAGGTGATGGGTAGCCTTCAGTTATTGGGCGGGCAATTGGTTAGCATTTGGGGCGGCATGGTTGGCGCACTGAAGGGTGTTAGCGCGTGGGTTTCGGCTACCACAACGGCATTTAATGCGCTCAATTTTGCTACACGCGCATTCATACTTGTTGGTGTTGTTACTGCTGTTGCTGCGCTTGCTTACAATTTCG